TGAAATGATGGTACTTGGGTCCACGCCGGCAACCTTACGATAAGCAGCAAAGAATGCACGGTAGCACGTTTGGTTAAACATGTATTCCCAGCCTTGGACATCATCTGAGGCCAGAAATTCACCGTCTTTCAAATTGCACTTAAAGTTCCTAATCAGTTCCATAAATTCAGCAGATTTGTTAAAATCAATGCCGACAGATGAAACATTAAAGGGGCTAAGCCATTTTGCGGGGAGCTGTTGCAAAACGTCATTGAAAATGACCTGCCAAACAAATCGATCCACAATCGCATGACCAAAGATGCACCGTCCAAGCTTGTCGATTTTCGTCAACTCGCCCTTAATGTGCACCTTGAGAGGATCTGCAAGGCCGAAGCTAATGCATTCCTGATAGGTCAGATCGCGGAGATCCTTATCAGCAGCGATGTACAACAGGGTCAAACGTTCCTCAACAGCAGCGCGCAGCATGCCGATGGGAATGTCAGCATTCGTGGGGTACCCAGCATTGCTGTAGGGACTCCCAGGACTCCTGGTTCCATCAATTTTGCTCATTAACACTTCAAAAGTAGTGTCTAACAAGCGCACCTTTCCATTAACCAACTCAAAGCACTGGTTGGGGGTCGGATTCGAACCCACGCACAAATCACCAAAGGCAAGACCACACAGCGTCGTCAATTCCTCAGAACGACCATTCCACACATCAGCAACCTCTGGCGTGCGCGTCTTCGCAGCCCTCTCGAAATAAAACTTAAGTCTTGAGAGCTCCAATTCCGCACCGCTGGAGGGGAAGTAATACCCGGGCAGTGTTACGAACTCGCCTGCAAGGGCGTTGAGGTCGGCACCGCTCTCGACGAGCTTACGGAGGATTTCTTCTTTTTGCGATTCTTCTTCTTCTGCTGTCCAAACGCAGCCTGTGTAGACACGGACTGTGAGATCGCAGAGGAATCGGAAGAATCTGTTGCTTTTGATTCGGCGGTTTGCACCGCCGGGACGATTGAGGGCTCCACACACGGCCCAGGCGTATTCGTTGATGACGATAACGGCTGAGGCGGCTGCGTAGAACCAATCAATTGTTGCTGCGCTGGTGATTTCTGCTGCGCCACCAACTGGCGCGTTTTGA